GATGTTGAAGCAAAAGCAGATGTTGTGAGATCAATAATCATGGGGTTTCAATAAGTACAGGTTTTGTTGGAATATCAGGGTCTGCAAAGTTTAAGTGGACTACATTTATACCATTCCAATCAAACTCAAACTCTGTAAGAATACCTATCAACATATCAAGAGCACCAGCAAGAGCTGGACCTACTCTAGAGTGATGACCAATCTGTAATTGATCTATAGGCCATGAGAGAGTAACAGGAGCCCGAGAAGCAATAAGAGCATCATTCAGATATATCCCAGATCCATCCCACTCTATTTCCCAATCAAACTCCCCTATTTCAATACGATCTCCAAAATCAAGATAAGCATAAATACCTATACCGTTAGAATACCAATACAATTTAGCATTCTCTGAGTTCTTTTGCCAAACTTGAAACCCTGTATTTTTACCATTAGCAATGTATCCCATAATACCAAAACCGCCGCCCGAATAGATTCGTTCTTCTTGTAAATAGCCACGAAGTCTCATTCTAAATGGAGGCCAAACACCAGCATTTGCAGGAAGGTTTAATGTATTACTTCCAACTAAACCACGATGGTCATGCACTACACCATAATCTGGTGTAGTTCTTTTCATCATTTTATGAAATGGAAAGCGGCTCATTGGAAAACAAAAACCTACAGCTGTAGGAACACCAGCAGAAGAATCAGAGAACCAATAACTACAATGATTATCATAACCTGATTCATCCCTAGCTAACATTGGTTGACCTAGTGTCATTAAACCAACAGCTTGGTATGGTGTTTTAATTCTAACTGAATCACTCCAGGATGAAACATTTCCATAGTCATCACTATACCGCATACGAACTTCGTAATCTGTATCATAAACTGGAGCTTGTGCTGATAACCAGCTACCACCAGATGTATCACCAGTATATAGAGTTGAGAGTAGAACACCTACACGATTATAAGTAATCGGAGCAGCAAAACTAGTTCCATACACCGCAACTTCCCATTCTGAACCTGTAACTGGAGATGGATCTTCTGTTATAGGCTCAGAAGCTTGAATATATGAAGATGCAAAACCACCAGGGTATGAAAACCCACCACCACCAAGCCAAGACACTATAGGTTTATGAATAACATCTGCCGAATGAGCAATTTCAACAACTATTGTAGAACTTGCATCACTAACAGTTCCAACCGAGCGTCTCATGTATGCACGGAGTTGCACATTAGCACTCTCCGCCCACGCAGAGACATTTATTCCATAATCAACAGGTCTAGTGGCGGTCCAATCAATTAACATATTCCATCCACCACTATCAATCTGATATTCTACATAATATTCCAACGCACCAAACTCACCTGTATCTGCTCCATCTTCAACAGTAACAAACATACTATTGCTGAAGGTCTCTCCATTTGTAGGATTTGTAATACTTGGAGCATCTGGTGTAGTTGGTACTTCAACAGTGTCCCACTTAGTACTTAGAGCACCAATTTGAGCTGCGGTTAAAGCTGTATCTCTCCAATATGCAAAACCTTGTATATCTCCTTTAAATGAACGCCCTCCAGCAGTAGAACTACCTCCCATTCTAAGATTGCCAGCACTATTAGTTAAGTTATTAGATTTAGTTGCCTCAGCGACTTTTGTAGCTGATCCATCACCCTCATGACAAATCCAAAGTTGGATCTTAGTATTTGGACCATCTTGCAATATAACAATTAATGCTTTACCCCCAGCAACAAGTTTACCAGCTGTAGTAGCAGATGAGTTAAGAGCCGTCCAAGGAGGAGTAAAATAACCAGTAATTACACCTGATGTTTGCAACCAAATCTGCCACGAATCAACCTTACCAATTATATCACGCTGAGCAGCAAGATCAGTAGGTTTTACTGAAACAAGAGCTGTAAATTTATTAGAGGCAACATCAAGAGCCGTTTCATCAGTACGAATAACAAAAACATCAGTACCATCTAAATTAATACTAGGTTCACCAGACTGATTGGGAATAAGAGACGCTTGACCTAAAGTTGCAACAGCCCCAGTAAGAGTTCCAGGTCTACTTCCCCCAGAATCATCTGCAATATTAGTCCCACTTAATTCTCTACCCATCCATGCTACAGTTGGGCCAAGAGCAAGTACATCTTCCCAGAAGGTGCTCATCTAATAAACAATGTTGGAGCTTGCCGTGTCATCCATTCACAACCTGTTGGATTTGTACTTGATGAAATACCCCGAATTATTAAACTATCCTCAATCTCATGCCTACAAATAAGCCAACGTAAACCCCAATGCAATGTATCCATACGAAATACTAACATTGTGTCTGCTTTAGTCAATATCCTAATTGCTTCAATGTTAGATGACACACGAGAAGGCAAAATAACTGCTGGAGCAACATATTTCCAAATTGCAGAAGCCATACCTGCACCAAATACACTAGCTACAAGAGCCACAATAAGATTCAAGTCCTTAACCCAGCGCATGAAATGCTCACGGGCACTTCCACCATTGCCATTATTCTTAGTAGTCATTAGTAATCATATCCTGGAGCCTCAACATGAGCATATTGAGAATTTGATTGAGCTTCTTGAGATTCAGTTGGGATGATTGTATTAATCATCTCACTCTGAAGACTTTTAAAGAAATTAGCCCTAGCCACATCACCAAGATCAACACAAGCTCTCCATAACCCACCCATCATAATTATCTCATCCCAAACTTGTGGGATGCCAGAAGATGTTTTAATGTAACTAAGATCACTCAAAGCTACCAAACGCCTAATTGTAATAGTATAAATAGCATCTGGTGTTGGAAAGAGTCTAATAATACAACCCTCTCTTAAATACTCAATAGGAAGACCTTGCTGATCTTCTGTATCATGATACTGCTGCTCATACATATCCCTAGTAATTTGCTCTAACGGGGTATGAATACCAGCACCTGAAGTATTCTCAGTTATTGACACATGATCCACAGCCTCAGTAGGGAATGACATATCATAATTACGAATGCCAGCAATTGTATCAAACGTTGAAATAGCTTGTTTTTCCCTAAGAGGATACTTATTTTGAATTTCCCAAAATGATCTATTTAAATAAAGATCAACCTGATCAGAAGGCATTTGTGTACCACCAACATTAACACCTAATGGTCTAGTAACTCCCAATCGGAGATCAGCAAGAGCAATTGGCATCTTTACTTCCTCAGTGAGTGGGGATATGAGCTATTAACCCATACCCCCACCACCATTATATTGTTCGCACAAGCCTTACTGTTAAATTTTCAGCCTCCGAAGCAAACAACTTAATAGAAGAATGGTTGCTTAAGACAAGAGAAGAATTAATTCTCATCCTAGCCTCATTCAATAACATATCGCAAAGCTTGAAACTACCACTTTTTTCAATCTTGTAATTTCCTGGGGGAACCCTTACTACTGGACCATTTATATCAGGACCAGAAGCTGCTTGGAGTAGGACTATATTCATAATCCAGCTTCCGCACTATACCACATCACCAATACAGTTGCACCAGCCGTACTTGTTCCACCAGAATTATTGATAGTATTAAGAGCTGAAATAGTAAATTCACTAGCTAAATTACCCCCAGCAGCACTAACTTTCACAACCGCCATTAATGTATCAGTAGGCTTAATGCCTGTAACAGTTAAATTACCTGCTGCACCACCAGCAATAGTAGCAACTTGTAGAGGAGGATATGTGTGGTGCTCTCCCCATCTTCCGATTCCCATCTTTATCTCCCCTTACATAGAAGTTAATGATTAAGAAGGATCGGCTCCCCACCAACCACGATAATCAACGAACATAACAAGGAACCTAGTGGTAGACTGAGCTTTTGCAGCCTGAGTATCGAAATCGAAAGTATCATCAAACTCAAGAGCCCTTCTAACACTTAAGAATGCATCATTATAACGACTATCCTGTAAGAAATACGAACGGCTAGTGAGATCCTTGTAGTGAGAAATAACAATAGTAGGATTAGGAATACGCCGACGAATTACGTTATCGGTGTTATTAGGAGTGAATGGCTCTTTAGCAGAGTTCCAAATAGCAAGAGCAGTATTCACATCAGCAGCGTTGTTAGAAACAATCAACTTATCAGGAGACATACGAATGGGATCACCATTATGATCTGTCACCCTCTGAGCCAAATCTAACAAAGCTGTAATACCAGTAACCGAAAGAGAAACATCAGCAGCAGGACGATTGGGATTAAGAGCAGGAGAATTAAGATTAGTATGGGAAACGGAAATTAACGGAAGATTATCAATACCACGGAAGAAAGCACCAGTGAAAGCGTCATCAAGAATAGAAGCAGCCCTATACTCATAGGTCATACGACCAGCATGAGCGAGACTCTTCGCAGACTGATTAGCCTTACCATACTTATCATCTTCCAAGGTACGACGAGTAACAATAATACCACCAGCAAACTCCTTATCAACACCAATAACTTGTGGTCCCTGAATGATATCATCATAAATAACAGGTTCACCATCTCCACGTTCCATTAAACGGGAGATAGAAGTAATAATAGTAGCCCGAATCTCCGGCTCGTCTGTATCATCTACCTTAAGATATTCAGGATATTCCGGCTCGTACTCATTCCAAGTGTCTCTGAAATTTTTCCTTAAGCCAGCCCTGAAAAGCAAGTTAAGAGATGCCTGTGTGTTCATTTTTTATTTTCTCCTCTATGAAATGTCAGCGGAAGCAGCAATAACAGCAGACAAGAATTTGAACAACACATAGCTTCCCGCAACGCCGTCACGAATAACAATATCAACAATTTGAACAACCTGATTTGTTACGTCATCATCATTAACTGTCCAAGTTCCATCAGCAAGAAGAAGTAAACCACGAGCCTCAAGAATATCAGACTGTGTAGGTGTAACATCAACTCCGGCAGAAGTAGTAAACCTACCACTAAAGATCTGGTCAGGATCTTCAACGAGATCAACAATAGAAACTTCTGCAACAGCACCAGTACGCCAAACAACTTTAGAGTCATTTGCTACTTCATAACCGGGCTTTGAAGCAACATCTTCTAATGCTACGCCAACAACATCGTCAACACCAGCACCAGTAGTACACTCAATAACTTCACCATCCGCATTGATAGTAAGAACAGCTCCCTTCAAGAACGTTTCTGCACTATCATAAGCCGCAGAACGAACTGTAGGAACTGTCTTAGCCCCAGTTGCAGGAATGATAACTCTAGGCATTGTAACTCCTATTCAAACTTTTTTGTCTGTGAATCCATTGATTCAACAATGTCAGCTAATTCTCTATTTCCAGCAGGCCGATCAGTAGAATTAACAAAAGCAGACACACCAGCACTACGTAGTCTATCAACATCTGCTAACAAGTCTCTTTCTTCCTTATTAATCTTCTTCTTTCCTACCCTTTTACCAGAATGCTCTCTAATCATTCGATCTTTACGAATCTCATCAATCGTTTCCTTAACTTCTTTTGGACAAGTCATATGAACAACATCACCTACAATAGCACTATTAGTGCCATCTGTATGAATAGCTCTCTTAACAGCATATTCATTGTCGATTTGAAAACCTAAAGCTTCTAATCTACGAATTTCGAGCGGATCATTTCTAACCCATTCACCATGCAAATCATCTGGAAGATCTACGTGTAACCTATCCTGAACAATTCCCCTATCTAAAATAGCTGACAACTTAGCCTTTAACTCACCCCTCTCTGCCTTATCCATACGATCAAGAATTTTTGGGTCCAATCCCTGACGAATAACTTGTGTGTCATCGTCATAATTTTTCACAGGCTCAGTCGGGTGATATCTATCAAAAAGAGTATCGGACATTTAGCCCTCCTTTCGTGTATGTACAGGAAGAACCATAGTATCATCACTAATCAACTCCCAATATTGCTTCTCATGCTCTGGATTACCAGGCTTTAACCCAGCAATCTTCATAGCAAGCCTATCATCTTCAGTTAATTCCTTTCTCACATCAATATCCTTTGTTACTCTAGTTCTATTAGTTCTAACATGAGGAGGATCAATCCTCTCACCTGGAAGATTAGGAGCAGGATTAGGATTAGGCCTTACTGATGAACCTAACATCCCTAATTGCTTCATACCAACAGCTTGAGATATAGCTGACTTAATCGTATGCTCATTAATCTCAACTCCTGGTTGAGTCATAATACTATCAACAACAGATTCAATATCAGGATCTTGTAAACCCTTAGCAAAATAGGGATCTCTCCTAACCATCATCTTCATATTTTTATATTCATTATCATTCTGAAACGAAGAAGCAACCATTCTAATAGGCTCCAACATCTTCTCCATCTGCTTCAGAATCTTAGTATCCCTATCATTCAAAACCCCAACAGGATCTTGGTAGAAACTATTTCTTTCCTCTTCAACATTTCTAGCCTTTGGAGTAGGAGCAGCTTCTTCCTTCTTCTCCTTAACAGTATCAATCAACTTCTCTAACCTACGATATTGAATCTGTTGTTCCGCTAATCTTTGTTCAAGAGATGATACATAATTTGGATCTATAGTAGATTCCTCAGTAGGCTGCTCCTCTTGGGACTTCGTCGGCTGGGTTTGTTCCTCCAGCGAAGATACTTCCTCCGTCTTGGGAACTTCTTTTTCTTTGGTACTCATTTTCTTTCTTTAGCTCCTGTAACTTAATGGGATTTAAGGACTCTACCATATCCAACACAAACTTAATACCCCTCCTAAAGTGTTTATTCTCTACAAACTTATCCTCTGGAGACTCCAGAACCGTTTCCGACGCCTCCTGCTCCACCGCTTGTAATAAGCGATAAAAGTTGCTCCATTCCGGACGCTTCACTAGATCCTGCAACTCTATTATTTGGTTGCTGTCCACTAGATATCGGGATAGGTCCATTACCGCCCCCAAGCATAGATGGGTTTTGTCCTTGTAACAGCATATCAAGCTCTTTTACAATAATCCTATCAATATTCCTAACATCATACGTCTCAAGAATCTGTCTCATAGCTTCAGTTAAAGCACTTAAACCCTTAGTGAAAATTAACTGAATCATCTCTGGATTACCAAGAGGCATAGCTAATTGAACCAATCCTTGATAATATTGAGTTAAGAACCCAGCAATCTGCTGCCAATTTTGACGGTCAAGCACCTTATTATGTACCTGAGATGAGATTTTTAGATTAATAACAATTCCCTCTCTAATGTAGGATGCAGGTAATTGTAAAAATGACCTAACCATCTCACCACCAGAAGCAGTATAGAAGTATTCAAGATTCCTTGGACCAAACTGTTGATACAAGTCAGCAATATCTGTAACAACCTCATCTCCAAAGTCTCTAACTCTCATATACCATAAATCAAACTTCTTATTTCTCTCTTGAATACGCGCTAGATCAGAAGTTGCAGTACCAGGAGTACCAACTTGAGGCATACCAAGAGTTACCTCATTAACACCAGTTCTCTGCTGAGAGTAAATAACATCAGATTGTTCTGCTTGGTA